ATGGCGGGCAAGACGAAAAACAGGAGGACCGGGGGATCCGGAAGCGTGTTCCAGGACTCCAAAGGACGATGGCATTTCCGCAAGGACATGGGAACCGACCCGACGACCGGACGCAGACGCCCGCCGATCGAAGCCACCGGCATGGTGAAAAGCGAGGCGCGCGCCCGCTTCCAGGCGAAGGTCGCCGAATGGGAACGGGACGGAAGACTCCCCAGCAAGGACGGCCCGAAAACCGCTGACTACTTCGAACGGTGGATGGAGGAGCACCGGGCGGCCATCAATCCCACCACATGGCGCAACGAATCCAGCTGGATGCGCACCATGAACGCGATCATCGGCGACATACGCCTCAACCGGCTCACCGCCAACGACATCAACGGAATGTGCAGACGACTGCGCCGCACACGCAAAAGCAAGACCGTCAACACCTATCTCGCAGTCCTCGGCGCCATGCTCCGAACCGCGAAACGGAACGGGCTCATCGCCGACGACCCGATGGAAAACGTCGGACGAATGCCGGAGGACCGGTACGAACGCCCCATCCTCGACGTCGCCGACCCAGCGAAGGTCATCGAGGCCGCGCTCGCCGAGCCCGATCCGGCGGTCGCCGTGTTCGACAGCCCGGATGAGCGTGAGAAGTGGGCACTCATGTTCGAACTCGCCTTCACCACGGGCATGCGCCCGGGGGAGCGGTACGGCCTGATGCCCTACCAGCTGGAACTGCATCATGGGATTCCCGTCATCAACGTGTGCCAGCAGGCCAAGCCGATACCAGCCGGCGCCACGATCCCGGATTGGATGGAAGCCGAGCATCTGGATGGGGCGATCTGGCTGACCAAACCGAAGACCGCCAAAGGCGTGCGGACGGTTCCCATTCCGCAGGGGCTTTGGGACCGGCTTTGGGCGCACATCGCCAAATGGGGCGTGCCGTCGCATGGACTGGTGTTCACCAATCTTTATGGCCATCCCATCAGACGGGACAACGAGGAGAAACGCTGGCGCCGCGCCCTGAAGATGGCGGGATTGCCGTACGTCGACATCTACAGCGCACGCCACTGGCTCGCCACGGAACTCGCGGCGGCGGGCGCGAGCGACGAGCAGCGCACCGCCATCATGGGCCACACCGACATCCACACCACCAGCGTCTACACGCATTGGAGGGAACAGCGGCTCGCCAAGACGCTCGCCGCCGCCCTGCCAGACCTCCGCGACGGCCAGTGACGGACGGCGACGGCTTTTCCGCAACACGAAAGAGCATTGACACACCCCGCGCTCGCCGGTAGATTGAAGACTGAAGCAAGGAGGTGCCGATGTCGAAGATTACCATCGATAATCTGTCCACGCCGGCTGCAGCGGCGACGGAGACGCTACTGAAGACAGTCGCGCCTAACGGTTACCTCAACCTTCCCGTGGATCCGTCACGCGTGGCAGAGCTACTGGGCATCCAGCCGCAGAAGCTCATGCTGGATCCAAACGTTGACGGCCTGCTCGTCAAAGACAAGTCCGGCGAGCCGTTCAAGGCGGTCTCCGATGCGTATGCTTCGCCGCAGCGTCAGCGGTTCACCACAGCCCATGAGATAGGTCACTGGGTCCATAAATACCAGAACACGCCGGACGATGCCGTGCTCGGAAGGGTGGAGAGCCGCGACGACACTTCGTCCAAGGGAATCGATCCCGAGGAGATCTGGGCGAATCGTTTTGCCGCCGCGCTCCTGATGCCTGCCGCGATAGTCAGACGCCATTGGGGTGAAGGGCGCACCCGCGACGAGCTGGCCGAGATGTTCGGTGTCTCCCGACGATCCATGGACGTGAGAATAGCCACCCTGGGGCTGCAATGAGCCAAACCGAACAGGCATCCAGCGAAACCGATGAGGCGCTGGCCATGTTCAACAAGGCGTCGGCCGCCACCGCGTATGTGTCGGTCGTGCCCGGTTCCGCACCCGACGGCGGGGAAGGAGTCGATGGTTCCGCAGATGAGGCCACAGGTACAGCCTCATCGTTCAACGCCCGACGGAGAGAGAACGCCGCTCTCCGCAAACTCGATGCGAAAAACACGAGACGCGAACAAGAGAACCAGCTGCGCAAGGAAGTGGCGACCTGGTCACTATGGTTCGTGCTAGGACAGCTCATAGTGACGAATGCGACCATCGTCGCATACATCGTCACTATGCTTGTGCTGAAACAAGACGTGCCGACCCAAGTATTAATCACATGGCTGAGTTCGACGATCGTGGAGATTATCGGCATCCTCTGGGTCATCGCACGCAGCCTCTTCCCGTTCCACGACAGACACCGCGACGCAAAAGGCGAAAAACGCAAGCCGTAGACGCCTCGAGTCAAAAAACAAGACCCCGGCGCTCGCGGTATGTGGGCGGCCGGGGTATGTTGTTATTCGTTCTTGTTTTTGCGTGGACGTCCGCCGCCGACGCCTCGGCCGGGGCGGCTGGCGTTCCACCGGTCGATGGTCTCTGGCAGCCAGCCGCGCGTGCGGCCGATCGTGGCGTCTGGCTGGGGTAGTTTGTAGGCGCTGGCCGCGGCGGTGCTGATGCCGAGCCGTTTGGCCACGTCGGTGACGCTCATGTATTCGATGGCCATGTCATCCCTTTCTTCCGGCGATGAGCGCGAAGACGGCGCTGACGGCGGCGCATCCGGCGGTGAGCGCGAAAGACCAGCCGAACCATGCGCTGACGGCGGTTCCGAGCGCGAATACCGCGCTGACTATCGATTCGGTCTTCATGATGTTCCATGACATAATCGGAGGTATGGGGTTCCGGCCCCTACGACTGGCCGGAACCCTTTCTCACTTTTTTCTCTTCGGTTTCCGTCTCATTTCCTTGACGAGTCCGGTAACCGCCTTGACGAGGGCCGCGAGGCTCGCGACGAGGAGCGAGAAGCTGGCGATGATCTCCGATGGTGTCATGTTCACCTCCTTTCCTTGACATAAACTATGTTAGCACAGTAAATAAAGTAATGCAAGTCGGGATATGGGTCAAATCACGTGATTTCCCTTGATTTTCCAACGTTTTCGAAGAGTAGAATATTGAATATGAACCTGCTGAAGAGAAAAACATGCGAATCGTCGGAAACGCAGTCCACGACCATGGAGGTTTACTTCTCCGGACCGTCGGTCGACGAGCACTCCATGAGCGTCCGCGACCTCGCGCCGGCTCTTATCGGACTGGCTGACGCCATAGATAGGTACAAGGAGCTTTCCTGCCCGTTCGCCGACCTCGACGTGCGCATCACCGCCACCAAGGCTGGCTCCTTCGACGTGATACTGCAGATACCCGGAACCGTCGTCAGCCTCGGACAGGGCGCGGAGGCCGCCGACGTGGTAAACCTCGCATCCGGCATCATGGACGTGCTCAAGATCCTCCTCACCAGATACGAGCAGACCGGAACCGTCAAACCAGGCGAACACGAGGCGGTGGAGCGGCACGAGACTAGGGTCGCCTTGCAAATCGGCAAGACCGCGAAACTGAACGTCAGCCGCAAAAGCTACCGCGCCTCATGCGATGGGAAAATCATTAACGACCTCGGCACCGCAACGAAACCGGCGTCCGAGGATGGATACAACCCCGTGCGCTTCATCCACAAGGACAGCGGAAGCGACACCGCGATACCCGGAGACGTATCCGAATCGATGAGCGTCCTGACCCTCTCCGACCAGCCCATAGAACCATCCGTCGAAACCACCACGCTGCAGATAGACACCATCCAATTCCAGTCACGAAAATGGAAGTTCTCCAAAGGCGACGAGAAATTCTGGTGCGAGATCGCCGACGATGCATTCCTGGCAAGACTCAACCGCCACGAAGTGTCGTTCTGCAGCGGAGACCTGCTCAAAGTGAAACTGGAAACGGAACAATACGTGCGCGACGGACGACTCGAAACCGGATCCAGAAGAACAACCAAAGTGATAGAGCACATCCCAATCGAACGGCAACAGACGCTCGATATATGACACGAAACCCCGGCGCTCGCGGTATGCGGGTGGCCGGGGTCTTGGGTTCATTTGGCTATGTTGTGCGCCGTGTAATATTCGAATGCGGAGTCGAATGATTCGGTGAACATGCGTCGTAGGATTTCCATCGCGTCTACGTATGCGGTGCGTGAGGAGACGCGCGACGTGCTCCAGAATAGCGCTCGATACACGCATGCCTTCCGTTTCTCGAAGTTCTCCTTGTCCAAAGTGTATTCGTCTCCAAAATATTTAGAGAATGCCACTTGGTCGGAGTCGCTGGTGTTGAACGCGGCAAGCTTCGATGACAACTCGCAGACGGATTGCAGTCTGGAGAACGCGTCCGGCGTGGAGAAGTAGTCGGGGGAGTGCAGTGCCAATCCGAATACGAGTTTGAGCATACGCTTGGACGACCGAATCTTCTGTACAGCGCCTGGCAACCGGGAGATCGCGATGATGCCGGAGTTCAGGTTGTTGATATGCTCGATCTGAGCTTCGGTGAGCTCCGGCATGTTCTCCACGAAGGAGATCACGGTTTTGTCGCTGGCGTTGATCTGGATTTTATCGAACCATGTTCCGAGAACGGAATAGTAGACTTTCTCCAGTTCCGCGCGTTTGAAGTTCGAGCATCCCGTCCTTGTGAGAAACGCCTCTGCCGGTATCCGGTCGAAGTACATGCTCATCGGGTTGTCGGGAAGCGCGTTGATGATCTCCCCGGCGCGCAGCTTCTCCTGGTTCTGCAGAACCTTGAAATAGTTGCGGATCTGCGCAGGGTCCGCGGCCTGCATCGTGTACACGGGGATGTTGTACGTGTTGAAGTTCATCTGGATGCTGCTCGGCAGGTCGGAGAACGCCAGACGCTTCGCCCTGCGCATGCGGGCGAGCCCGTCGGGGTCGGAGTCTCCGACGATGCGGTTGATGATTTCCTTGGCCTGGTCCGAGGTCTTTTTGCTGAGCTGGAACCAGTCATCGTAGCTATCGAGCCATTGCCCGACGTTGCCTACCTCCATGAAGCGGAAGATGGTGGTGAGACGCTGCTTGCCGTCAACTAATTCCTGTCTGGCGTTGCGTTGGTTCGGCTGGTCGAGGTTGTTGATGACGATGTTGCCGATTGGGTAGTTCAGTATGATGCTGAGGATGAGCTGATCCTTGTATTCGTTCGACCAGATGTATCCTCGCTGGTAGTCGGGTGACAGGTCGAGACCGTTTGCCCTGACGTTCTTGATGGACGCGATGAGCGAGATGATCGGCATTGAGGATGGGGTGATGTTCAGCTTCTGGAAGACCACGTGCCGTTTACGAGGATTATAGTCGGAATCGTTCATACTTATGACTATAACACATTGTTTAGAATCTAAACTATAAAAACGTTTAGAATCTGAAAACAATAACGAAAAGACGTTGAAACTATAGGGATAAAGCTTAATGCAAGCAGACTTGCTAGACGTTTAGAATCTAGCCACCGGCGCTCGCGGCCATGCGGACGCCGGGGCCTTTTATTGCACGCACACGCCGGAATCGTACAGCAGCTGACGGTAGTCGTTCAACACCTGGATGGTGACACCCAATTCCACTGCCATCATCCACGCATTGCCCTCGTACACCGTCTCGGCCATGCCGTAATCCACCGGCGAGATCAACGCCAACGCCGTCTCCCTACGGCAACGGCGCTCGCATTTGATTCCGTATTGGCTGCCGCATCCTGGGTCGTGGTGTCTGGCGTGTATGAGCTCGTGGTACAATGTGCAGCGGCGCTGGCGCTGGTTGAGCCAGTCGGCCAATAGGATGAGCCCGTGCCGGTCGTCGTACAGGCCGCATATGTCGCGTGGGAGGCGGTACGACGCTATCGTCAGGCCCATGGATTCCGCGTTCCTGTGGAGCTCCGCGATGGTCTTGTTATCCACATTCCTCTCTTCCGAAAGCACTCTTTTGCGAAAAGCGCTTTTTCGCTGTTTGTCAAGTTCCGCTTGACAGTTGGAGTGTCGTATGTGATATTCGAACTAGCTCATCTACATGTTGTAGAAGGAGTCTTCGGAGTCGTCCTTAACGGGCGGCTCTAGTTTTTTATTGGATTCTTGTGCTGAATAACGCCCGCGCGGTCTCCCTACGGCAACGGCGCTCGCATTTGATTCCGTATTGGCTGCCGCATCCGGGGTCGTGGTGTCTGGCGTGTATGAGCTCGTGGCACAATGTGCAGCGGCGTTGGCGCTGATTGAGCCGGTCGTGGAGGAATATGGTTCGGATCGTCTCGTGCCATGCGCCGCACAATCCATCCGGCAACGGTTGCTCGACAATATGGATGCGATCGTTTTCGGCGCAATTTCGGAACGAATCGACGTCGTTCGCGCCGAAGACGTTCGTGTGCCGGATGCTGTCGATGTTCATGCTGACCGTTTGCGATGACCTCCCTCGCAGGCGTTCCGACAGAGTTGGACACGCCATACTTTCCCAACGATTTGCGACAATTGACATATGGATGGTGTAGGTTTATAACCACAAGGTCAACTTGAGTGGATAACGGCTGGGTTCCCGAATGGGAGTAAGACTTTGGGTCGAGAATTCCTTTGCCCCTGGGGTTGGCCTTGTATCATTTCCCCATCCTTTTCATCTTGTCTCTCAGCTTTTGGATGATATGCTGCGGATCCTTGGCTATTTCGTCCACGATGAATGTGACAGCCTTTTCCGAGTAGATGTATGAGTGGCTTCCCTTTCTTTGCTCTTCGGACAATGAGAGGTCATGGCAGTATCTTTCATCCTGCTTCATGTCATAGCAGCCGACGAAGAGGCTGAAATGGTATTTGTTGAATTTAGCGTTCCGATCATCCCTATATACGAAGCTGACGCTGCGACGTTTGAGGTTTCTGTTGACCAGCTCGATGAGTTTCTTGGTGCGGTATGGATATCTGCTCGTCGGATCCACAACCTGCTTGATGATACGTGCGTTCACATCGGCATTGTTGTCCACATGGATTGCAATGCCATCATTTTTCTTGGACAGTACGAATTCGGTGCGGAAATACGCCGAATACTTGGTATTGCTTTCCTTCTCGGTGGTCTGGTCTATGGATGTCTGCATGCGCAGCAGGCGTTCAGCGACCTCCGGAGTGTATTTGGCTCGTAGCGTCTCGCCGTCAAGATCGGTGCGGTTGACGGAGAGCACGAGGTAGTTGTCGGGGATTCTGTTGCATATCTCGATGCCGTGCCAGTCGCGGAGCTTGTCATCGTAGTTGCGGATGTTGGCTTGGAATATCGGACCATAGGTGATCTCGTATTCTTCGACCACGAAGTGCGTGCCTGTGTTGCGCAGCTCGTCGATTGATTCGAGGTTGAGACGGACAGGATCCTTGTCGTTGGTCATCACTTTTTTCACGCAGTCGGTCAGGGAGAGCGTGCGCTGTGTCTTGCCTGGATAGAAGATTGACTCGTACCCGTCTTGTTTGATCAGATACGCCTTGAGCATGAGCTCCCACGCGTTGCACAGGAAGAACGCGCATCCTTCGACCCTGTATCTGATCGTCGGACGATTGAACAATTCGATCGCCAGAATGAATGCCTCCTGCGATTTGGCGAGCAAACGTTCGCAGTCATGCTGCTGTTCCGGTGTTAAGGATGGATTATCTGCCGGCATTTCGTTGTCCTTTCAACGATTTTGACTTATCCACAGTAAAAGTGGTCGAATTCGGTCATTTTTAATAATTCAAAAAAGGTGTATAATGGTAGTTTTTCATAAAGCAGTGGAAACCGTCACTCGTCCGGAGTCTCGGACTCCATGTCACGGTTCATGTCCCTGCTGGCGGCAAGTTCCTGTGGCGGCAGGTCCTCGAATCTCGGTTCGACCAGATCATCGGTGATCCGGTATTGGCGCTCGCGGTATTCGTAGGCGCGGGCGGCTTCGCTGCCGAGTGCTCGTGTGTAGATGTCGAGGCTGGTGAGCCCGAATGTGGAGGCGATGTGCTCCACATCTGACGTATTCAACGGCGCCTCATAGCGCATGCGTTTGTACCAGTAGTTATTGCTTAATCCACTGGAATCAAAGAATTCGTCGATTGATATATCGCTGTTTTTTAACAGCTGACGGCATATGTTGATGATTCTCTTGCTGTCTTCGGTGACTTCGTTTTTCGGTCCTCTTGCCATGCTTGAAGTTTATCTAAATAAGTAGATTATGTAAAGAACCTATATAGGTAGACGAATAAAATCACCTAAATAGGTAGATTAAGAATTACCGCAAGGCAATGAACAAAGAAAGGAGCGGCAAGACAGATGAGTGAGACGGAAACCATCGCAAGGAATCTCAGCGGCGAGCTCGCGCGGCATCGCAAGACACAGGCCGCGCTCGCAAAGGAGCTTGGTGTGAGTGAGCAACATATCAGCAAGCGATTGCAGGGTGAGGGTTCATTCACCACCGAGCAACTCGAAAAGACGGCGACGATGCTCGGCATGAGCCTCTACCAGCTCATGATCAAGCTCCTGCAACCAATCGACGGCATCAAACAGATCAAGCCGTGAGCAGCGCTCGCCGATGTATGAATCGAAAGGAGAATCCGAAATGATGACTACCAAGAAAACGATGATTACCGAAATCGATCTTTATAAGTTGACGGACAAGCAGCTTCAAGCGCTCGGCGAACTGCTCGGGGAGGATCCACTGGAGATGGGCGCTCTCGATGTGCAACCGATTCACGTGGTGTATTCGCCAGGACAAGATCTCACTGTGGTCAGGTACATGAAAATGCGGCAGATCAAAGGCAATCAACTCGGCCATATCCTCGGCATCACGACCGGTGGTACGGAGGAACCGGTTTCATCACGATTCTAAGGAGAATCCAATGAACAATGAAATCCAGAAGTTCGATTTCAGGGGCGCATCATTGCGCACCTTGACCGATAAGGCGGGGGAGCCTTGGTTCGTCGCCAAGGACGTATGCGACATCCTCGGCATCGACACCAATCACCTCAGTGAGAGCCTTGATTCCGACGAGATGAATACCCTCCGAATTGCGGAGGGAAATGTTAGAGGCAATCCAAACAAGATCATCATCAGCGAACCCGGTCTTTACCGCTTGGTTATGAAGTCCCGCAAGCCGGAGGCGAAGGAGTTCCAACGCTGGGTGACGCATGAGGTGCTGCCGCAGATCCGCAGGACCGGCGGCTACATTCCCACCACAGACGCGGATGATGACATGACCATCCTCGCGAAGGCCGTGATGATCGGCCAGCGCACCATGGAGGCGCAGAAGCGGAAGATCGCCGAACAGCAGACGCGCATCGTGGAACTGGAGCCGAAAGCGCGGTTCGCGGACGCCGTAGCCGCGTCCGACGGCACGTGCCTGGTCGGCGAGCTCGCGAAGATGCTCCGGCAGAACGGGATGGACATCGGCCAGAACAGACTGTTCCGTCTTCTTCAGGCTGACGGGTATCTCGGCAAGTCCGGTTCGAATCGCAACGTGCCGACACAGCGTGCGATGGACTTGGGATTGTTCCGCATCAAGGAGACCACCGTCACCCATGCGGACGGGCACACCACGGTCAGCCGCACTCCGAAGGTCACGGGCAAGGGGCAGCGCTATTTCATCGACCGGTACTGGGGTCGCACCCAGCCGACGTTGGAAGCGGGTGCGTGATGAGCGTCAGTCAATTCGCGTGCCTATCGGGTCAGCTGCTGTGCGTGGTCGTGTTGCTTTGCGCGATTCTCTTGAAACTTCTGACCGTGGTCAAGGTGCTTCATGACATTCTCTGTGCGATTCGTTCAGCCCAGACGCAGATCGAACTTAGTCCCCTTGCGAGAAATCGTGGGGAATTTTGGACAAGGGCCAGGTCTTTGTTTTCCCGTGGCCGATGAACGGCTGCTGCCGCCAGGTGATCGTCACCGAAGCGCCTTCGGGAGGTGTGTAATGCAGGTACTTATGGCCATTTTCCTCGGTCTCCGATTCCTTCACCTTGATTCGCGCGTACACGCAGCCGCCAGTGGCGACAAGAGAGTTGAAGCCTTTCCGCCGTGATCCATAAGGGGTTTCGGGACTGTGGGTGGCCGTTGCATGCACGTCGGTGGCGGCTCCGTTGCCCACATTGACGATCTTGACCAGAAGGCACGGAGGATTTCCGTATCCGCATTCGACCACATAGGGCTGCCACTTCGGCCTACTTCGATATGCGAAGTTCCAAGCCATAGCTCCTCCGGTAAACAACGCGGTCAAGCCTTCCAAACCATAACTGATCCAATCCATAGTTCTTCTCCTAACTGTTCGGCCCGCACGTCGCAAATGCGGGATGACACCGATTTTAGGAGAGGGCCGGGCGGTTCTCCTAACGCCGCCCGGCATCACACACGCAAAGGAGGCGCGTGATGGGAAACCTCAACATTGAGATTCCTGACGAGGAATGCGTCAAGTTATTCCGCTACGAGGATGGCGACGGTGTCGCGGCGTATCTTCTGTTGTTCCCGGAACACGACATGAAAGCGGTCAAGCCGCGTATCGACGCGCAGCTTGACCACGAGACGGCTACGTCAGTAAATGCGTCCAACGCTCTGTCTGGTGGCGTCGTCGATCGCCCACCACAGCGCGTTGGACAGGTTGATGTGGATGGTGTCCGAGCTGGTGCCCTTGACGGATCCTTTGACGGTAACGACCGTACCGTTCTTGGCCGCTTCCATCAGATCCTCCTCAAGGCTCGCTCGATCCTGTCCCTCGGCAAGCTTCACATGAACCGGTTCGCCGGTTCCGGTGCCGAGCGTGAGTCTGTCACTCATAATTCTTCTCCTAACTGTTCGGCCCGCACGTCGCAAATGCGGGATGACACCGATTTTAGGGGGGGCCGGGCGGTTCTCCTAACGCCGCCCGGCATCACACACGCAAAGGAGGCGCGTGATGGTCTTGCAGAACGAGCTCAAGGATGCGAGCCGTATCCCGTTGAAGGACAGGCTCGCATGGACCATCCCGCAGGCCGCGAGCCTGTACGGGATCGACTACGACGGTCTGCGACAGGCTGTCAACCAGGGCGACATAGACACGTTTCGTCCGCCAAGCAAACGAGGAACGCCTTCCCGCCGTCACATCAGGCGCGAGGAGATGGACCGGTACGTCAAATCGTTGGAGGAGTAAGCATGAACGACATTCGCAAGGAGCTGTGATGGCACTCAGGAGAATCGACGCGGAAACGCTGCTGACACCACCAGCACCGCCGAGGGACACGGTGATCATGTTCGGCTTGACCGGCTACGCGATTCGCGTCACGGGCAAGGGCGCCAGCCTCATGGAGCTCGACGTCGACGGAAGCCACGAGCTGGCGAGCATCGGAAAAGACCAGGCAAGGAAATTCATTCAAAGCATCGGAGGCGCAAGATGACCGACAACGACTATCGCATCGAGGACGGGGCCGAAAAGGGGCGGCCGAACTACACGCTGCGTCGTGTGAAGTTCGCGGCCGCCGTGGTCGGCCTGGTCGTGAGCGTGACGCTCATGCTCACCTGGCATGGCGGCGGCATGACGGGCGCGCTTGTGGTTGAGGGCGTGTATCTGGCCACGGCCCTGTGGCTGACGGTCAGGTTCGCTCCACGCGATGACGTGGATGGCGTCTGACCGTATCCGCCGGCGTACAAGGACGCGGACGGATGGCTGAGGCGTGTGTCCTTTCATCTCGCATTGCATTTCACGCATGCACTCTCACGTCTTCCGCCGTCACGCCGTCCGCTGCGGGTTCGAATCCCGCCGCCGGCGCTTGGCCGGACCGTCAACGCCGCCCGCATCCCCGTTTCGTTCAGCTTTCCTGGGGTGTGGGAACGATGGGTGCGATTATCTGCTGTCATGGCGCCCAGCGGTCCGGCTCATATCAATCAATCTCGTATCAATCAATCAAGGTCAAGGGAGGAACCGATGAAGGAGATTCTGCCGCATTGGCGTTTCGGTCCGAACTCTCCGGTCAAGGACGTCGACGAGAAGCGGATGACGCGTGGCGACCGGGCGGTGGCGGAGGCGTGCCGTCGGGCGATGGAGAGCGAGACGTGGAAGGAGCTGGTGATCTTGGAATCGTTGGGCGTGCGCTTCACCGAACTGGTGGGCCGGTTCGTGTCCGAGGTCGCGTCTCCCGTGTTGGAGGTGATGCCTGGCGACGCTTTCCATCAGGGAGCGGCCGCGCAGTTGACGCACATGGTGAAGACCAGGGATGGTGGCGGGACCATCCGCATCATCAAGACTCTCGCCGTGAAAGGTAGGTTCTGATGGCTGGTGAGATGATCATCGCGGTGGTGGGCAATCTGACCGCGGATCCTGAGTTGAGGTCGACGAAGAACGGCAGGAGCGTGGCTGGTTTCACGATCGCGTCCACCCCGCGCACGTTCGACCGGCAGTCTAACCAGTGGGTCGACGGGGACGCGTTGTTCCTCCGCTGCAGCGCGTGGGGTGATCTCGCCGAGCATTGCGCCCGTTCCCTCGCCAAGGGCATGCGTGTGGTCGCCCAGGGCAGGCTGACGCAGCATTCGTGGGAGGACGAGCAGCATCAGCAGCGTTCCTCCGTGGAATTGCAGGTGGATGAGATCGGCCCTTCCCTGCGGTATGCGACGGCGCAGGTGGCCAAGGCGCAGCGGGGTACGGCTGGAGCGTATGGGAATCCGTACTCCGCGCCGGCCGGCTATACGGGCGGGGCGGCCGCTTCGTTGCCTCCGTCCGACCCGTGGGGTCAGCCACAGGACAAATCGGCATCGTTCGGTGATTTCGGCAAGCCGGAATCCGAACCGGAATTCTAAGGACGAATCATGAGCATCCAAGCGTTGACATGGGTTATCTACGGTGTAGCGCCGGACATCAAGCACGCGGATTTCCGCACGCTTCTCGTGCTGGCCGACCATGCCGACCCTCAAGGCATGGGAGCGTATCCGAGCAGGAGCACGATCAGCCGGTTGACCGGATACAGCGTGCGTACGGTCTCCTACGCGTTGAAGAGCCTCGAATCCTCCGGACTAATCAGCAGGGGAGACCAGCGCATCGTGTCCAACCTCGGCGGATACAAGCCGACCGTCTGGAACCTCAACATGAGCAGAGGTGCAAAAACTGCACCTCTCAAAAACGCCGAAACACCAGTGCAACACGACTGCACACCAGCAGTGCAAACAGACTGCACACCAGCAGTGCAAACAGGGGTGCAAAAAACACGGACAGGTGTGCAAACAGGTGTGCAACATGATTGCACAAGAACCATATCTAAGGAAGAACCATATATAGAACCTAGAGAGAGTAACGCGCGCGCGAGAAAACCAATCCCAATACCGTCCGACTGGAAACCCTCTGAAGAACACCGGGCGCTCGCCGACCGGCTCGGCATCGACTGCGACATCGAAGCCGACAAATTCCGCGACAGGGCCCTCGACTCGGGAGCCCGCTCGGCCGACTGGAACGCGAAATACCGCAACTGGCTCGTCACAGGCAAGGAACGCGGATTCGCCACGCCAAAGGATTCCAACGCTCGCCGACGGTTCACGTGGGGCAGCGAAGAGGTCAAACGGGTGCTCGGCCCGATAGCCTGCGAAGGCACGGACACGTACATGGCGCTCGCATGCAAGGTCGCGGACCTGCTCAACCAGGGCTTGGACCCGGACATGCTGCGCCGTCAGCTCGCAAACGTGCCCGGCAACGTATTGGCCGAACAACTGTTCGAACAGGAGACGGCGGCATGAACGACATGACCATCGCACACATGGCCGCCATCCTCACATCGGCCATCCAAGCCGCCGACCGATTGGAACTCGACGCGCTCAAAAGCCCGGCGCTCGCCGATATGGGCCTTGACCGCATCCGCGATATCAAACGCGACTGCTCGACCTGCATCAACCTGCTCGACCAGCTCGGAAGGGAGCGACGATGAGCGACCGGCAATTCCAGGAATCAAAACGCATCGCGCTTGCACGTCAGGGCTGGCATTGCCTGCGCTGCGGGACGAACATCCACGACCCGTCACTATGGCCTGGACGCAGTGGCCATCACCGGCAGTTGCGCCGTCGTGCCGATCCCGCCGTGCGTGACCTGCCGTGCAACATCGTCGAACTGTGCGGTTCCGGCACGACCGGCTGTCATGGTTGGGCGCACGCGCATCCGGCCGAAGCGGAACGGTTCGGCTACATCATCCCGAGCTGGCGGGATCCGCTCAGCGTGCCGATACGCGACTGGAACGGCGACTGGTGGTGGCTGCTGTCTGACGGCACGGCACAACGGCTCACGCAAATCGAAATCATCGAATGGCAAAGCGATTGGAAGGAACAATCATGAGGAAACAAGACAAAGACCTGAACGTGAAGCCGGAGGCGCTGCTCTGGCTCGATTTCGAAACGACCGGTACGGACAGGGATGGCAGTCTGCCGTTGGAGGTCGGCATGGAATGCACCGACGTGCTGGGCGAACATTCGTATGGATCCCTGCATCGCATCATCAGACCGGACTATCTCGACCTGTTGGACATGAGCCCGATAGTGTTCTCCATGCACACGGACAACGGCATCCTGTTCGAACTGTTGAACGGTTCCGCCGGGAACGACTGCGTGGGAGCGGTCGCGAACGCCGTGGAGGAGTATCTCGAATCCCTGTCGCAACGCTTCACCTTGGTTCCGGCCGGAACGAACGTGGACTTCGACATCGACTTCCTGAAACGTCTCGACCTGAACCCGGACAGGTGGCTGTCCTACCGCAAGTTCGACCTGACCACGCTCCGCCGGTATTTGAGGTTCATCGACTGTCCCGAAGACCCGTACAAGGGACATCGTGGCACGCACAGGGTGCGCGACTGCATCCGACGCGACATCAACGACTACATCCGATACCGCAACCTCCTGAAGGGAGCATGGTGATGACAACGAAGGAAACACTCGAAATGAGAAAACGCAAACCACTCGCGCTCGCCGGCATCGGCCTGACCGCCATCACCATGTTCCTGCTCACACCGGTATTCCTCCTCGCGCTCGCGGGATGCGGGAGCACACCTCACGAGCCGAAGGATTCGACCACGGAATCCGCCACCCGGTCGCAGTGCAGCTCAGACTCCAGCGAATTCCAGACGTGCACGGTCACGATGCCGGACACGAGGCGCGTCACCTGCGTCTTCTACAACGGCTATACCGAAGCGGCCATGTCCTGCGATTGGGCGCACGCTGACGGCGCGGACAAGGTGGAGGGCTGATCATGGCCGTCACGAAACGCAAGGCGGAGATGGTCGTCACGTGGCACGAGCGCGGCGTCGACATCGAGACAACATGCAGGATGCTCGGCGTCACCCCGCAGGAGGCGAGCGCGATCATCCGTCAGCACGCCGCGGAGCGGGAGCGTTGGGAGCGGGCGGAGCGCATGCGCCCGAGATTCATCGAACCGCCCATGTTCTAGGCGCCTTTATGCGCATTTATATGCCCGTATACGTCTGCAGAAGGAGCGTAAAAATGGATCGGAACTGCCAGAACTGCGATAAGCCGGTCGAGGAGCCATGGACGTTGTGCAAGGCGTGCCGGCGCGGGTACGCGCGGCTCCTGCACCGGCTGCGCGTCAACCTCTACCGGCTCCAGTCGGTCGCACGACGAGAGTACCGTCTCACGGAGCCCGGTAACGGAGGCAGGCCACAGGGAGGCGACGCGCCCGCACCCGTCGACCTGCACGCCGTCGACCTGCTCGACCAGACCGAGCAGGCCATCGAGCAGGCATGCGCGGACGCGGGAACATGGCTCGGCAGGTGGCAATGGCTCGCAAAACGAGCGCCAGTCATCCTGCCCCTCCTGTGCAGGGCGTCGAACGCCGGATGGCACATGCGGCGCCTCACCCGGGCGTGCGAGCGAATCGAGCGGATCGTCGACCGCGTGCCACGCTCGCGTAGGATCGTCGGCATGTGCCCCGAATGCGGACGCGAAGTCCTCGCCGCGAAGGGCGAGACGCTGAGGCTCTGCAAATGCGGCAGTCCCATCAACGTGACCGAGCTGCGAGAGCAGAGCCGAGCCAAGGCCGAGGCAATGCACATCACCAAAACCCCGGCAGGCATGAGCCGATGGCTCAGGGAAAACTACGGGTACGAGGTCAGCCGTAAGACAATAACCGATGCTTTGCGACGCGGGAAGCTGCCCGGCAGCAAGCCGGTCGAAGGCGGCTATTGGGAGTTCAGCATCCGCGAGATAGTGGCTTTCGCCATGTCCAAGGCTTGACGGTAATACGCATAATGCGTATGATAATGGGTGTGAGGTTCAAGGAAATCGAGAAGATGCTCCGCAAGGACGGATGGCGACTCTACTCGCAGAGCGGAAGCCACTGCCAGTACACGCACCCCGACAGGCCCGGAAGGGTCACCGTCCCCAAACACAACGGAGACCTCGCGCCCTTCACCGTCAAATCGATATGGAAACAAGCCGGAATCAACGAAAGAAGAATCAAATGAAACTCGTCTACCCGGTCGTCCTCTACCCATCCGGCGTCCCCGGCGGATACACCGTGCTCTGCCCCGACATGCCCGGCCTCGTCACCGAAGGCCGGAACCTGCCCGAAGCGCTCGACATGGCCGTGGACGCCGCCAGCGGTTGGGTGCTCGGCGAACTCGAGGAAGGACGCCACGAGCCGCACGCCACCAACATCGCCGACGTGAAACCCGACGGACCGGGCGGCATCGTCACCCTCATCAGCCTCGACATGGACTCCTACGCCGAAAAATACGGCAGAAAATCAGTGCGCAAGAACGTCACTATCCCCGCATGGCTCGACACGTTCGGCGAACAGGCCGGAATCAACTACAGCCAAGTCCTGCGCGAAGGACTCGAACGCCGATACAACGACCTCCAAAACGCCTGACATGCCCACCCCGCAATTCACCGAATGGCACACCGCCGAACATCTCGAAAACGAAGAAGACATCAGACTGTATCTGGACGCCTGCAAGGCATACGACGACCCACGTCTGATGAGCTTCGCGCAACGGGAAGCGGCCAAAGCGCGAGAAAACTTTTCCAAGCGGGAGTAGGCTGCCGCCACCCCGTGGTATACTCCGTATCAGGATTAGTGTGAATGCCCTAGGAGATGCGCTCTTCTAGGGCATTCGCATATCCAGCCACAAGGGTTCGGGGCGCTGATGCTCAAGGCCTGCGAGCGCTTCGCGCGGACATTCGACGCGGGCTAGTCCGCGTGCTTGCGTGGCCTGCCTCCGCCGACGCCCCGACCGGGACGCTTCGCGTTCCATCCGTCTATCGTCTCCGGGAGCCAGCCGCGCGTGCGGCCTATCATGGCGTCGGGTTCGGGGAGCTTGAGGTTGAGCAGGCCGCCACTGGTTATGCCGAGGCGTTCGGTGACCTGCTTGACGCCGAGAGATATGCAACCCGAGAACACGCGACACGCAGCGAATCTTAACGACCGCAGGACTAGACAAACAACAAATGGCACTACGCAGATGCTCATACACCCGCTGCCGCCTGCCCGTCACCCGCGGCCAAGCGTGGGACCTCGGACATAACGACCGGCGCGACGGATACAACGGACCCGAACACGCGAGCTGCAACCGCAAAGCGGGAGCAGCCAACAGCAACCGCATGCGCGAACACTGGAACAAGCAAACAGGAAACAACGTGGCGACTGCAGGCCGGGTGAGCCTACTTCTTCTTCGGCACGTAGATCACAGTGTCGATCAGTTCTCGGTAGTGCGCGACGATCTGCGCGCGGCGGGTCTTCAGGCTGGCCGTCAGCATGCCGTTGTCTTGTGTGAACTCGTCGGGCAGAATCTCGAACTTGCGGATCGACTCGGCGCGAGACACGCCCTCATTGGCCTGATTCACCGCACGCTCGACTTCGGTGTGCACGATCGGATTGCGGGCCAGCGACGCCAGGTCGGACTCCTCCTGAGCGCCCTGCGATTTCAGCCACGCGTTCGCATCGGCGAGATCCAACGTGACCAGTGCGGCCACGAACGGCTTCCGGTCGCCGATGACCAGGCACTGGTTCACAACCGGCGATGTCATCACGGCGGCCTCCAACAGGCCGGGGGAGACGTTCTTGCCGCCGGCGGTGATGATCAGATCCTTCTTGCGGCCGGTGATCGAAATGAAGCCGTCCTCGTCGATGTCGCCCAGATCGCCGGTGTGCAGCCAGCCGTCGACGATCTGCTCGGCGGTCACATCGGGATGGTTGTGGTATCCGCGGCAGACCAGATGGCCGCGTACGCACAGTTCGCCGTCGTCCGCGATACCCGCGGTGACGCCGCTCATCGGCATGCCGATCGTGCCGATCCGATTGTTCTCCGGCAGGCTCACGCACACCGGCCCGCAGGTCTCCGTCATGCCGTAGCCCTCAAGCAGCGGCATGCCGATGCCGTTGAAGAAGTGCGAAAGGTTGGCGTCCATCGGGGCGCCGCCGGTGATGGCGAAGTCGGCGTTCGGGCCGAAAATCGTGCGGATCTTCTTGTACACCACCAACTCGTAGAACCCGTGGGCGAGGCGCCCCCGCCACGGCAGTTTCTCGCCGGCCTGCTCGGCCTTCGACCAATCCCGCGCCACGTCCGCCGCACGCAGGAACATCTTGCCGGCGATGCCCTTGCCGGCGCGCTGCGACGCTGCGTTATACACCTTCTCGAACACGCGAGGCACCGCCAGCAGCAGCGTCGGGCCGAACGACTCGAAATCCTTGACGATCGTCTTCATATCGGAACTCAGTCCCAACGTCAGCGTGCCGCAGAAGCTCAGCAGCTCCATGAACCGCGCGAACACGTGGCTCAGCGGCAGGAACAGCAGCAGACGGCGGTCGGGCCACGCGCAGGCGCGGGGCATGTACTGCATGGCCGACAGGCACAGGAACGCCAGATTGCGGTGCGACAGCTCCACGCCCTTGGGGGTGCCGGTGGAGCCGGACGTGTAGACGATCGTCGCGAGGTCGTCGCCGTGGGCGTCGTTCTTGCGCGCCCAGAACTCCTCGTCGCTCACTTCCTTGCCATACGCCTGCAAGGCTTCGAGCGCGCCGGCATCGATCACGAACACCTTGCGCAGCGACTGCACCTCATCGTGGATGGATTCGATCTTGTCGCGCTGCCCGTCGTCCTCGGCGAACGCGATCGTGGCCTGCGAATCGTTGAAGATCCAGCTTACCTGAGCGTCGGAATTCGTCTCGTAGACCGGGACGGTGAGCGCCCCGACCGCCATGATGGCCATGTCGAGCGCGGTCCATTCCCAGCGCGTACGCGACACGATTGACACGGCGTCGCCCTTCTTCACACCCAAGCCGATCAGGCCCTTGCCCAGGGCGATCACCAGGTCGCGGAACTGCGTCGCGGAGAACGACTTCCAGCCGCCGTCCGCCTTGTATTCGACGGTCGAGCCGTCCGGGTCGCGCTGGGCGCGGCGGTCAAGGAAATCAAACAGGTTGATATCGTCGTCGATCGGCTCCTTCAGCGGATTGGTGAACTCTTTGACCATGGTCGAGGAATTTACTGTCATACTCTCTTGAATACTCTCAGCGCGGTACAAAAACCGCGCGACAGGCGGCATTCGGGGTGATGGAGGGGTCGGGGAGGGAAACCGAGCATGCGGCGCGATGATGTCGCATTATGTGCGTCGCGCGTGGCCGGGGCTGTGCGATGGGGGCAGGTTTGCCAGTATCGCGCCTTCGGTGGCGCGGCGCGGTGATTCGTGGCCGATGAAGGTGACGGGTGGAATAGGCGAGGCGCGGGCGAGATACAGGCGAGCGGCATGAGCCGGAGCGAAGCGGCCCGAGCCGGACGGGAGCAATCATGAACATGCCGCCGGGCTGTTATCCGGCCCCATCGGGCGATCCCTCGCTGATGCGTTGGTGGGATGGCGAGGAATGGACCGGTGATTTCGCGCCGGCGCAGCAGGTGACGCCGGACGGCGGGTATGGCGGCGGACGGCAACCGTATTCGCCGGGCGCGTACCCGATGACGAATGGCGACCGCAACCTGCGTCTCGCTGCATTCATCCTCAACATCATCTCGATGGTCGCGTTGGGATAGACGTTGCTCCCGCTGGCATGGATGAGCCCGATGACGGTGATGAGTTGGGGCATCTACAAGGGCACGCGGGCCAACACCGTGGCGTTCGGTGTGTGCAACCTGCTGTTCATGAATACCATTTTTTTTGGGGGGGGGCTGCCCGTCAGCAACAAAGAGCGGTGA